CAGGCGGCTGATGATCTGTTTCAGGCTATTCCGGCGGAAGTTCGTGCTCGTTTCAATAATGATCCTGTTTTGTTTTTGTCTGCTATTGATGATTCGAAACAGCACGACTTCTTGAGATCTCATGGCTTGATGAAGCCTAAACCTTCGGTTGATGTGCCTGATACCTCTAATGTGCCTTCTGGCACCCCTTCTGTGCCCTCTGGCACCCCTTAAAACGGCTGTTAGTCCTGTATGAGCAGGGTTGCCGTTTGCCCCCACCGTTTGGTGGGGGTTTTTTTTTCTCTGCTAAACCTGCTTTTTGGCAGGTCGGAACCTTTAGCGGATGCCCTGTTCAGGGCGCTTTGACCAGTTTTCTACTTGATGTAACTGGTCTAGGTGACACCTAACCTTATTTATGGTATGGTGTCTCTACCCCGTTGGGGTTTAACTTCAGGTTTTTAATCATTTTATGGAGGTGGATCATGCGTAGATTTAAGATGAGCCGTGGTGCGTCGCGTAGGTCTTTTCGTCGCGGAAGTAGGGTCAAGGGTAAGAATTTTCGGGCTATGCCTATGCGTGGCGGGATTCGGCTTTGAGTACTTATCCGAGGCCTAATCCGGATTTTAAGCGCTTGCGGTATGGTCGCGCCTTTTCGAATTATTATGTGGCGGGATCTTATAAGCCGCGGCGTCCGGTCATAGTGCTTGCTAAGTGCCATTGATATGGCTTGTTATCATCCTATTCCCGCTTATCGTACATCCGGCGGGGATATAACTTTTCGTGCTGGCCATGGTGTTGGCTTGTCATTGCAATTGCCCTGCGGCCAGTGTATTGGCTGTCGTCTTGAGCGTTCTCGTCAGTGGGCTTTAAGGTGTAAATATGAGGCTTCTTTATATTCGGATAATTGTTTTGTCACTCTTACTTATTCTGATGATAAGTTGCCTGTTGATGGAGGTCTCCGGAAAGAGCATTTGCAGTTGTTCATTAAGCGACTTCGTCAGCGTGTTGCGCGTGATTTGGCCGCTTCTTTAGGTCGGAAGCCGACAAAGGAGGAGTTTGAAAAAAATCGCATTCGGTATTTTGCTTGTGGTGAATATGGGGACGGCTTGAAGCGTCCCCATTATCATTTAGTCTTGTTCAATTATCATTTTTCTGATCGTAAGGAGGAAACAAAAAATGGAAACGGCGATAAGTATTATTCTAGCGCTTTGCTTGCTCAACTTTGGACTTTCGGTTTTCATGTGTTGGCAGATTTTTCATTTGAAACTGCTGCATACGTTGCGCGGTACTGCACCAAGAAAAAGTCGGGTGCCCAAGCTGTCAGTAGTGACGGCGCCCCGGGATACTACTCTGCCATTGACCGGGATACCGGTGAAGTAGTACCTATCAACCCTGAGTTTATGGTTTGCAGTCTCAAGCCGGGTATCGGTGAGGGCTGGTACCGGAGGTTTGCCGGTGATGTTTATCCGTCTGGATTCGTAATCCATGATGGCATGCGCATGGCGCCACCGAAGTATTTTGATACGCTATTAAAGCGGTCTGGAGGATTAGATGAGCTTGAGCGTCAGAGGCTCAAGCGTGTGCGGAAAGCCTCGCGCACTAAGGCAGATAGGCTGCCGGATCGTTTGAGGGTACGAGAAGCTGTGCAAATGGCACAGTGCGGTAATTTCTTGAAACGTAAATTGGAGGATTAAAATGAAACGTCTTTATTCTGTGTTGGATTTGAAATCTTGTGAATTCTCGATTCCGTTCGAGTCGGCTAATGATGCAGCGGCTACTCGCATGTTTCGTTCGACTGTGAATGATGGAGAGCGCGGCGGTCTGATTGCGCGTTACCCTGAAGACTACCAACTATGGTTTGTTGGTGAATTCGATGTGTCTGGGGGAACGTTTTCAGGCGTCGGTTCTTTGGTAGTTGGTGGTGCTTCGTTGGTTGACCAGAAAGGTGGTGTGTAATGAACCCGATTCGATCTTCTCTGCAACATAACTTCGCCATGGTGCCGTCCGCGAATATACCGCGCACTGCCTTTGACCGTTCGCATGGTCATAAGACTGCTTTCAGTTCCGGATACCTAATACCGGTCTATGTCGATGAAGCTCTGCCAGGCGATACCTTCAACATGTCGGCAACAATGCTTTGCCGGATGGCTACGCCGATATTCCCGATCATGGACAATCTCCATCTTGATATCCACTTCTTTGCTGTTCCTCTCCGGCTTGTCTGGGCGAATTTTCGGAAGATGATGGGCGAACAGGCTAATCCAGCCGATTCGACTTCGTACATATGCCCGACTGTTACTTCACCTGCTGGTGGTTATGCTGTCGGATCGTTGCAAGATTACATGGGTATACCTACTGCCGGTCAGATTACCGGCGGCAATCAGGTGACTCACAACAATCTTTTCGGTCGTGCTTATAATCTGATTTGGAATGAGTGGTATCGGGACGAGAACCTGCAGAACTCGGTCGTTGTTGATACTGATGACGGACCGGACACTGTGGGTGATTACGTTCTTCTGCGTCGTGGAAAGCGGCATGATTATTTTACGTCTGCGCTTCCGTGGCCTCAGAAAGGAACTGCAGTTTCACTTCCTCTTGGAACAACTGCACCTGTTGTTGGTCTTGGTGTAGCAGGTTCTAATACAAATTCCGGTACAACGTTCTATGACAGTAAAGGCGGTACATTTACCGGATATGTTTTTCCGTCTGCAACGATGGCCATTCAGGACAAGGTTGCTTCCTCCGGCACAGCAGGAACCGGTGGGCATTTGCCTAATCTTTATACTGATTTGAGCGCAGCGACAGCTGCAACAATTAACCAACTTCGTGAGGCGTTCCAGATACAGCGATTGATGGAACGTAATGCTCGCGGCGGGTCTCGGTATACCGAAATAATCCGGTCGCATTTTGGAGTAGTATCTCCTGATTCTCGTTTACAACGGCCTGAATATCTCGGCGGAGGATCTGTTCCTCTCAACGTTACTGCGATTCCCAAGACATCTAGTACGGATGCAACATCTCCACAAGGTAACCTGGCGGCGTTTGCTCAGACTGTTGGTCGTGGTGGCTTCTCCAAGTCGTTTACTGAACATTGCGTTATTCTTGGTCTTGTCTCTGTTCGTGCTGATCTGACTTATCAGCAAGGATTGAACCGTATGTTTTCGCGGTCAACCAAGTATGATTTTTACTGGCCTTCGTTATCGCAATTGGGTGAGCAGTCAGTATTGCAGAAAGAGATTTACACTCTCGGGACAGCCGATGATTCTATTGTGTTCGGCTATCAGGAACGTTATGCGGAGTATCGTTATAAGCCCAATATGATCACTGGAATTTTGCGTTCTACTGCTGCCAGCAATCTTGACGAGTGGCATGTGGCGCAACACTTCACAGGTGCGCCAACTCTTGGGGATACTTTCATTAAGGAAACGCCACCTGTTTCTCGTGTTATAGCTGTTCCATCGCAACCAGAGTTTATTTTCGATTCGCATTTCCGGTTGCGTTGTGTTCGGCCTATGCCGATGTATGGTGTTCCGGGCAACATTGACCGGTTTTAATTAAGGAGGTCGTATGTTCGACATGGCCACTGCTGCTGCTGCTGCTGCGACGCTTGACTTTGTAGGTGGCGTCATGGCAAATGATGCATCTGCTAAGCAAGCTGAGAATCAAATGAATTTTCAGGAACGCATGAGTAATACTTCGCATCAGCGAGAAATGAAGGATTTGCAGGCTGCTGGTTTGAATCCAATTCTCGCGGCTCGTTATGGTGGTTCTTCTACGCCGGCCGGCGCAATGGCACCTCAGTACAACGTCTTTCAAGGTGCTGGCCGTCATGTGTCTACTGCTCTTGAGGCGCAACGTAATCCTTCTGTAATTGATGTCAATCGTTCTACTGCTCGCATGCATGATCAGGCTTCTTATTTGAGTGTCGAGCAACAGGAAGTAGCGCGTCGTACTGCTCGCAAGATTGGTGTTGAGACAACCAATATCGAGGCTGGCACTGCAAAGGTAATTTATGAGTTGAAGAATGTTTTGCCTTCGATGGTTGAAATGCAGCGTGCATCTACATCTGAGCGAGCGATGATGGCCGAGAAAATTGCCTTCGAGGTCGGTAAGATTTTGCCTCTCGAAGCGAAGGAACGGCTTATTGCTATACAGCGTTTGGAAGCTCAGCTGCAAGGTGTGTTTTTGAAATCAGAAATTGATGCTTCTGCGTGGGGTCAGTTCTGGTCTTACGTTGGCCGGATGTTTGAGTCGGTATCTGGTGCGCTTCCTGGTCTTATTATTAATCCGACTCGTTCTTATCGAAAGGAGTAGTCATGTTTATTTTTTCTTTTGCTGATGTTTGCGAACCTGATCAGGATCGGTTGCGAATTGTCGAGGCTTCTTCTATTGATTGTTCTGGCGATGAACCTTTAACGAAGCAATCTTTTCGTGATGAGGTCGATATTAATCGCATCATGTCTCGGTATGAAAAGACCGGACATTTGCCGGATGAGTTTCTCTCTCGTGCAGAGCCTTTTTATGGTGAATGTACCCCTGTCGTTTTGATGAATGCTATTCATTCCGTACCGGCGGCTGATGTT